TTGCACCCGTAAACGCTACAGGTAATGGCCTCTCATCTTCTGTTGGTACTGTTTCCCTAGTTACCACAAATGTATTTGGGGTCACAGGAAACCAAATTACATCTAGTATTGGTGATGCATCTCAGGCTTCTGAGTATGCTGCAACTGGTAATGCCCTCACATCTACTGCGGGGACAATGCCTAATCCTACTATCGTAGACAACCAATTACTGACAGGATGGAATAGAGGTGTAGGAACTACTTTACCACTTGGATGGAGCACATCCTCTTGGGGTAATGGTGATTTCATATTAAGCACAGCAAACGGATTATCTGGTGTAGGGCTAACTTCATCATTAGGTGAAGAAGTTCCAACAGGTAATGCCGACGTTACCGCTACTGCTGCAGGGTTAACCTCTACCACTGGAACTGCAATTGCAACTGGTATTGCTGAAGTTACTGCAACTGGCAATGCCTTAACTTTAAGTTTAGGAACTGAAATAGCAACTGGAGATTCAAACGTAACAGCTACAGGAACTGCATTAACATCTGCTCTTGGTGAAGAAGACGCAACAGGCGTTTTCCAGTCAGGATGGGGTCGTGGTGCAAACCAAGTTACTGGTCAATTAATAGGTTGGAGTGATAATCTTTGGAATATTCTTGAAACAGAATATGCCTTCACAGGCGTATCAGCTACTTCTTCCCCTGGTGATTTAAGTTTTCAAGGTGATGTAGCGCCTACAATTACAGGTGTAGAATTAACATCAGCAGCTACAACTCCAGAAACATCTATTTTCGTAACAGGTGTATCTGCAACTTCAAGTATAGGCACTTTCTCTATTTCTGGTGATAACAATACAACCATAGTTGTAACTGAACAAGGTTTAGTATCTAGCGCTGGAACATTACCTATTACAATAGATGTGGCACCACAAGTCTTAACTCCTGCCTTAGGATCCATGACAATTACTGGAGATGCTAATGTATCTTTAACAGGTAACGCAACTACTGTTTCTCTTGGTGATGAAGAAGCATCTGGATCTGCTCCTGTTGATGTAACAGGAAATCTTTTAAATATTGATCCAGGTAACGTTACAGCCACTGGAGGAGCGACAGTCACTGTAACAGCTGCAGGATTAACATCAAGCATAGGGGATGCTTCTCAAGAAACTAGCTATGAAGCACCAAGTGTGGCCTTAACATCTAGTGTTGGAGTTGTATCAATTCGTACAGATGTGGTCTTTACAATCACTGGCAATTCTGTTACTAGTAGTGTAGGTAATTTACAAGGCACCTTCTGGAGCCAAGTAGATGACTCAAACAGCGGAATAAGTTGGACAGAAGTTCATAAAGCTGCATAAAAAAGTTTTGACAAACTTTAAAATAATCATTAAATTTTAAATTAGGAGATTAAATGGCATCAACTTATTCGACAGGTTTAAGAATAGAACTACAAGCCACTGGAGAAAATTCAGGAACTTGGGGTACTATTACTAACAACAATTTCTCTCAAGTATTTGAATTTGCTATAGCTGGTGTTTATGCAAAAACTCTTTCTGGAACAGGACCTACAACTTTAACAAATAATGATGGACCACAAACTCAAGCAAATAATGAGGCAAGACAAAATCAAATAATTTTTTCTGGAACTATTTCTACAACTCACATAGTGCAGTTTCCAGCAACACAAAAAACTTATGGACTTTACAACAATATTGCAGGTGGCGCTGATGTAACTGCAAGATTAGGCGCTTCAGGTAACACAGTAACAATTAAAAACGGTAAATACAGATTAGTTTCTTCAGACGGAACAAATTGGTATGATATATTCACATTAGCAGGCTTAGGTGAATCATGGATTGATAAAGATAACGGAGACTCTCCATATACATCATCAGCTGGAGAAAATATTTTTGTTGATACTTCAGGTGGAGCAGTAACAGTTAATTTACCTTCAAGCCCTTCTCAAGGTGATCAAGTAAAATTTATAGACTCCCATGGTACATTCGGTACCGCAAATTTAACAATAGGTCGAAACAGTGAAAAGATACAGGGAACCGCTGCAGACCTAACAGTTTCAACTAGTGGCGCTGGATTAGCACTTGTGTACTATGATAGTGACAATGGTTGGAGACTCAAGTATAACGATTAATTATGGCTAACTTACAAGATATAGTAAACAGAAGTGAAGTAGGGGCTATCAAGCCTTGGACAAAATCAACAGCTCCAGATGGATATTTATTATGTGATGGTGCAGCCGTTTCAAGAACAACATATGCAGATTTATTTGCAGTTGTTGGAACTACTTACGGCACAGGTGATAACTCAACTACTTTTAATGTTCCTAATCTACAAGGTAAAATGCCTCAAGGTTTTGATGGTAATACGTATAATTTAGCAGGGACAGGTGGAGCAAACACTGTTACCGTTTCTGTAACTGACAACAAAGCAGCAACATCTACAACTACACAAGCTGTAACTATTACAGGTAGTATTGACAATACATCTTTAACAACAGCTCAATTAGCTAGTCATGGACACCCTATTTTATCTCAGCAAGGAACTGGTACTCCTATGATGGCAGGTCGTATGTTTTCAGGATTTTATAGACCAGGTCAAGGTAGAAGAGACAACTCTGGATTTAACGTAGATATAGCTTCTCAACAATCAACAAATGTTCAAAATACTAATGCTGGATCTGGCACAGGTCACAATCACAGTCATACTTTATCAGGAACTTTAACAGGTAATATTACAACAAACTTAACAGGTTCTGTTACAGCTTCAGGAACAAATTCATTTTCACCTTTTGTGGTGGTTAACTACATAATTAAACATTAGGAGATATAAATGGCTACACAAATTGTAATACTAAATGGTGACTCGATTTTGTTAGACGATTCTTACAGAATAGATTGGGCAGACAAAGGTAAAAATTATGTAGATAGTTGGACACCAAACACAATTCATGCTGTCGTTTATAACAATGCGGTCGGGCCAAATGAAATACAAAATATAGATGCATCAACGGGTATGATGACTGGAAATACCCCATTATCAGCTACGAGTGATGCAGTTGGATCTACAACAATAGCTGATTTGTTAGCATGGGGAGAAACTAGAAAAAATCAAATAGATGCTGCTCATTTAGATTATGACAATTATTTTGAAAATGCCATAGCTAAATGGATAGACGATGGAAACGAAGCTGTAGATTTTCATGCAGATAATGCTAGTGCTACTGCTTCATATATTGATTGGTCAAAAACTTGGATTGACTACGACGAAAATTATTCTTAATTTTCTGGCTTAAAGTCTTTATTAGGACCGTTTAAATCTACGTAATGAATAAATAGTTGATGGTGCCAATATTCTTTTGGTTGATCTAATATGGGTCTCCAATGAGGTATTTCACAACCTTTATAAATTACGCCATCTCCTGTTTTTATAACTATTGGTGTATCTCCCATATATAAAGGCCATTCGTAATTTGGATTTTCGTAAAAGTATTTTAAAGTTAAAGAAGCACTAATTTCACATGAAGCTCTGTCTTTGTGTTTCACTAATTCAGAACCTCCAAAATATATTCTGTTATAGGAATAAATAGGTTTTAATTTCAAATTTGTTTCAAGTTCCATAATTGGATGTAAATGATGAATAATATGAGTATATATTTCTGAGTGAGAAGAATGCAAAGCTGATGATAAAGGTGCTTGAGAATCACCTTCTGTAATATTTTTTAAACTAAACGACGTTAAAAATTCTACCATATCAGGTGAAAGCATATTCTTTACATATTTGTAGTGCTCTTTCATTAACGAATCCATGTAATAATTGCATGTCTATCTCCGTTAGTAACAGGTGTTACTGCATGAGGAAAACAAAAATTACTAGGAAATACTACAACACTTCCAGTTTTCTTTTTGACAACGTGTTCACCATCAAAAAAAGAAAAATCACCGCCATCATATTTGTCATTTAAAATAAAAGAACAACTTAAAACTCTTGGATACAAATCAAAATGATCTGTATGTGTTTTATATTCACCTTTTTCAGATCCTTTATAAATTAAATGAATATATCCCGTATCTTCTGTTGTTAATCCTGTAGAAAAATGCACAAAAGTGTTAGCGTATTTTTGTAAAACTTTACCTACACATTCGTAAATTTTTTTATCAAATTCTTTACTTAATACTTTTTGATAACAATTTCTAAAGCTAGAAATCTCTGTGTCGTCACTAGTTCTTGCTCTTTCAAAATCATTAAAATTAATATTATTTACAATATTTTTACATGTTTCTTGATCTACAACGTTATCGTAGCACTTTATATAATCTTCTAGATTTATCATTTAAAAGATTTTTTACTCCAAAAATATTTTTTATATCTATCCATCCACTCACTATTCAAAATATTTAATATTTTACCGTGTGCTTTTTCATAATAAAAACCGCACCAAAGCTTCCATGATTCTCTTTTAAAAGGTATTACCTGAACCATTGGTTCTCCTTTTTTTATTAAAAATTGTTTGTCTCTTTTATTTAAAATAAATGGAAAGTTAATTGTATTAATATAAGTATCTGTATCAACAACTCCTGCGATGATATCAAATCTGGGTTCCATTCTATTCATTGGTTTTACAAATAAACAACTGTAACCTGGTGGTGTTATAACTAACCACTTGTTAATAAATTTTCCTGCGTTCTCACCCGCTGTTTTTTTCCACTCCTCGGGTAGCTGCGCTTTATTGTGAAATCCAAAATTATTATGTTCTCTACTAGCTGGTGTTACAGAAAAATCATTTTCTATTGGGTCAACTACGTAGTCTTGATCAAAAGGTATAATGTATCCCATCGTCAGAGAATCAAGAAAAGGCACACATGTTTTTATTGTTGGTTCATGCAAGTTGTCATCCTTAAACCTTTTGAGCTTTTTGTATTCGTCAGGTACAAATCTTGATGCTGGTTTTGGGTTAGGCCAAATGTCTTTCATGTTTCCGTCTGTTGCAACAAATTTAATTTTATTTTCGAACATTTTTTCTTACAAAATTAAATGACATTGATCTTCTCGTCGGATCTTTATCATTCGTTTTAAACGGAAAAACAAAATGCATGTGAGATGCTTCAAAGATATAAAAATGTCCAACTTTTGGTTCAAAAAATTTAACATTATCACCAGGATAAACAAACCCTAAACTACCATCTCTAAATTTATGTTTGTGTTTAACGTCATTGATTAAGTTTGGAACTTTTAAAAACATCACTGTAGACCAACCTGTTTTATCATGATGTGTATGAGGAGGATTGTATTCATGTGGCTGCATATCGTTAATCCACATAGATGTAATTTCTACGTTACAAATAGGGTTGTCGCTCAAACCAAAGTGATTCAGTGACATTAAGTAATCATTCATATATTTTTTTAATGTTTCCATAATTAAAAGTTTAGGCACAAAATCTGTAACACTTAGTTCAGTGTCTATCCTGCCAGCTAATTTTATTCCTTTATCTTCTAAATTATTCTTTGACTTATCGAAGGCATTATTTAACTCTTCTATTTCTTTGAGAGGAATGTCGTATCTTTTAATAATTCTACCACTTAAAAATGTTTTGCTCATTCTTTTTTAAAATATCTTATCAAATTTTTGTCAAGAAAACAATTTTTAAAAATACTGTTGCAGACGCAAAAAATATGCTTACATTAGGTTCTCACCAAAATTAACAATCATAGGAGAAAATATGGAAAACGAAGACATAAATAAAGCCATAGCTTACCTTGCAGATAAGGTGAGCAAATATCACGAAAGACTATTAGCCGTTGAAAGAGACATGGAACGTCACTTGAAAGAGTGTAATCATCACAGTCATGATTCAGATCCAACTTGTCCAATATGTGAAGGACAAGGTTGTGAGTGTCAACAATCCTAAGACTTAGGAGTTTCGCCCAACATATCTTTTAATGATGGAGCAAATACTTTAACATCTCGTCTGACTTTTTCAGCAGTTGTTGAAGTGTTTGGATCATCTATGTCAGCTTGCATAGCTTCTTCAGATTCGTATTCTTGACCCGTATCTATATTTGTCAAAGTTGTTTCAGTTTTTACTTTGTATCTAGGAATCACTCGACCATCTTCTAAGGTAATAGTTCCTATTTGTTCTGCATTTTCAATTATCGGCATTTGGTCTCCAATTAATATTAAAACTTAAAATAACCCTATCTTCTTCAGAATTATTTTTTTCAACTAAATGTTGTAACCATGATGGGAAAAAAATCAATGAATTTTCTTTAGGCTCCCATGATACACTATGAGCAAGGGATATAACCATCTGATCGTTTTTTGGGGGTGATAAGACCTCTGCCTGTGGTTTAGGCTCTAGAAACACTATATTACCGCTTTTTTGGGGTACTTTTAGGTAATATACTCCGGACAGATAATTAAACGGGTGTGTATGCACATTGTTCCTGGATCCAGGTGGGTTAATCATGCCCCATAGACCTGTCATTTCAGGCGTGTATTTTTCTTTAACACCTAAATGCTGAAAACACTCTTTTGCATGCAAAAGTATATCGGCTACAGTAGGTTTAAACTCTTCATCTTTGTAAAGCTTATCTGTGCTGTGCCAACCACCGACGTTAGATCTTGGCATACCTTTTTCATCTTTTGCTTTTAATTCGTAAAGTCGATCTATTAAATGACTATGATTCGTTAAATCTTCTTGTATCATAACAGGGGTTATGAATAATGCTTGTAAATCCATTCTTTTTCTCCTTATAGTTGACCTTTTGTAACCTCCATATTAGCTACAGTTATGTGAACTTGGTTGGCTGCATTAGCTTGTACTTTTAATACATCAGACTCCTGTAAGACAATCATACCTCCTGTAATTCCATCATGTTGATTAAGTAAATCCACCGTCGCTCCTGCAGCTATGTTTTTTTGGTGAAATTGTTTAAATGTTGCAGAACTTCTAACAGTTTGAACATCAAGAAGCGTTGCACTGCCAGAGTCATTACAAACAATTAAAGATTTAATTATTATAGTTGTT